TTCGTCGCTGGGAAGAATCGTTTTCTAAGATAGTGAAGGAGTATGACTAATGGCTGGTAGTCGCACGCTTAAACTTTCCATTCTTGGTGACGTTGACAATCTCAACAAATCGCTGAAATCTGCAACCAAAGACGTTGACACATTTGGCGACAAGATTGGCAAGACTGGCAAAATGATTGGCGCGGCGTTTGTCGCTGCTGCCGCTGCTGCTGGTGCTTATGCCGTCAAAATAGGCATTGAAGGCGTCAAGGCAGCCGTTGAAGACGAAAAGGCACAGACACAACTTGCCCTTGCCTTAGAGAACGCCACAGGGGCAACCAATGCCCAAATCGCGGCGACCGAACAATCCATTCTTAAAATGTCACTTGCCACGGGTGTGGCTGACGATCAGTTGCGACCAGCCTTGGGACGCTTGGTGCGTTCAACTGGGGACATTACAAAGGCACAAGATTTACTTACAAACGCGCTAGACATTGCAACTGCCACTGGTAAGCCACTGGAAACCGTTGCCAATGCCTTGGGCAAGGCTTATGACGGCAACACGGCAGCACTGGGCAAATTAGGAATCGGTCTTTCGGCTGCTGAATTGAAAACCATGAATTTCACACAGGTGCAAAGTCGCCTTTCGGATTTATTTGGTGGGGCAGCAGCACGCAACGCAGATACTTACGCTGGACGCATTGCCCGTATGCAAGTGGCATTTGACGAAGCCAAAGAGACAATTGGGTTTGCCTTGTTGCCAATCCTTGAAAAAGTTATCAACTTCATTAACCAAAATGCACTGCCAGCAATCAACGCATTTTCAAACGCGTTCAGTCTTGACGGCGGCGGTCTTGGTGGACAAATTACGCAGGTGGGCAATCTACTGACGGCAGTGTTCACGCCAATCATTAACGGACTTGTAAAGGCATTTGGCTACGTCAGGGACGCAATCGGGGACAACCTTGAAACCTTCAAAGTGTTCGGCGCATATATTGCAACTTACCTTGCACCAGTTATCGGCACAGTTTTGGGCGGGGCTTTACAGGTAGCAGGCAAAATTGCAGGCGGCGTCATTGACGTCATTGCTGGTGTGGTCAAAATTTTGAACGGTTTGATTTCAGGTGCGGTTGCAGGAATTAACGCCTTGATCAGTGCCTACAATTCAATTCCATTCTTGCCTAACGTTTCCAAGATTTCTGCACCAAGCGTTAACGTCCCAACCATTTCAGTGCCAAAGACTTCAACACCAACAATTCCGTCAGTGCCAACTATTGAACTTCCAAGCAGTTCAGGAAGCACGGGCACAAGTAGTGGCGGCATTGCCGCAGCGGCGAAGGCTGGGGCAGGCGTAGCCGCTGCGGTTGCTGGTGGTGGATTTACTGATTCACAAAATGCAGCACGATTGGCAGCTGCTGGGGGCGGTGGGTTCACCGATTCGCAGAACGCAGCGCGAATCAGCATTACGGTCAACGGGGCAATTGACAAAGAGGGTACTGCCCGCACAATTGTTGAAACTTTGAATAATTCCTACTACCGCGGCACAGGTGGCGCAACTAGCCTGCAAATAGCATGACGCAATGGAATCCGATTTGGCTGGTTGAGATTGACGGCGTTGAATACACTGACGCCGTTTTGGCAAACTTGGTCATTCGTAGCGGTCGGACAAATATCTATGAACAAGCGCAGGCGGGTTACGTTAACCTTCAGTTGATTGACCTTGCACAAACAATTGTCCCAGTGGCAATCAACTCAACAATCAGTGTTTCGGTCAAAGACACGGCAGGCACGTTTGTTGCAATCTTTGGTGGCAATGTCGTGGATATTGGCTTGGAAGTGCGTGAAGTAGGTTCGACGACTTTTACGCAGACTTATTCAATCACCGCGCTTGGTGCGTTGGCACGTTTGCCAAAGTCATTGACCAACGGCGTACTTTCAAAGGATTTTGACGGCAATCAAATTTACACAATCCTTTCAGATTTACTTTTAAACACTTGGGCTGAAGTGCCGGGGGCATTAACTTGGGCAACTTATGATCCAACAGAAACTTGGGCAACTGCTGAAAACATAGGACTTGGAGAGATTGACCAACCTGGGGACTATGAATTGGCGGCGCGTTCTTCAAGTAGGACTGACGTTTACTCTCTAGTTTCCGCACTTGCCACGTCAGGTCTTGGTTATATTTACGAAGACGCCCAAGGGCGAATTTCCTATGCTGACGCGACACACCGCAGTCAATATCTTCAGGCCAATGGTTATGTTCAACTGACGGCAAATCAAGCACGTGCAGCTGGATTGCGTACTGAAACCCGTGCAGGGGACGTACGCAATGACCTGACAATCAAATATGGTGCAACCAGCAGTGCGGAAAAATCTGCCACGGACGCCACTTCAATTCTTACTTATGGCACACTTGCACAAATCATCACAACAACATTGCACAATGCGACCGACGCTGAAGACCAAGCCGATTTTTATTTGGCACTTCGCAAAGACCCGCAGGCAATTTTCAGTGAAATCACATTTGACCTGACAAATCCTGAATTGGACGACGCTGACCGTGACGACTTAATTGGCGTGTTCATGGGTCAAGCGGTGGCAATCAACGACCTACCTTCAAACATGGGTTCAATCTTTCAAGGATTTGTTGAGGGCTGGTCGTTTCAGGCTTCCTACAACCAAGTTTCGGTTTCGTTGATTGTGTCACCAGTGGCGTATTCGTTGCAGGCACTTCAATGGGACGAAATTTCAGCAGCATTTACTTGGTCGGGCGTGTCGCCAACGCTTGACTGGGCACGTGCAACAATTATCACTTAACAAGGAGACAACTTATGACGAACCCGACTACCCCGTTTTCATGGCAAATGCCCACGGCGACCGATTTGGTCACGGATTTACCAGCAGACTTTGAAGTATTTGGTCAAGCCGTTGCAACCTCAATGGCTGACTTGCTTGGTGGTACAACTGGGCAAATTCTTGCGAAAGCGTCAAACACCAACATGGATTTCACTTGGATTACAAATGACGTTGGTGACATCACTGCCGTCACTGCTGGCACTGGTATTTCAGGCGGTGGCACATCAGGTGCGGTCACAATTACAAATTCAATGGCAACTGCAATTGATGCCAAAGGTGATTTAATTGCTGGAACTGCTGCTGACACTTTTAGCCGTTTAGCAGTCGGAAGTGATTACAAAATTTTGACCGCTGATTCAACAGAAGCAACTGGTATGAAATGGACTGGTGATTGGATTTCTTACACACCAACTTGGACGGCTGCTACAACAAATCCAGCAATCGGAAATGGAAGTTTAACTGGTGGTTATCGCAGAATTGGTCAGCAAATAGATTTTTTTGCTGATATAGGTGCAGGATCAACTACAACATTCGGAACTGGTATTTGGAGAATTTCTTTGCCTGTTGCTGCCGTGAATGCACAATGGAATTTTTCTTACGATGCATGGATTTTAGATTCAGGTGTTGCTTGGTTCAAAGGCTATGTCGGAGAAGGCGTTAGTTCAGGTTTTAGCGATAAGTTTGAAATTTGGAATCCAACTTTTACAACACAAGTTTCATCAACACACCCAATGGCTTGGGGCGCAAATGACGGAGTAAGAATCACGGGAAGTTACAGGGTGGGATAAATGACATTTCAATTCAACGGACTATTTCCAGAAGCAACGAATGAGCAAAAGTGGGAGCAGATTAGGTTATGGCGCAACGCTCAACTTGTCGCTTCTGATTGGACTATGCACACAGACGCGCCAACTGACAAAGATGCGTGGGCTACTTACCGTCAAGCATTGCGCAATCTACCTGCGCAAGGCGGCAAAGCCGACGACGCCACATTTCCAACTGCGCCATGACTTACCCTGACGGCACAAACGCTAGGCTGATCGAAGTTGCAGCGGCTGAAGTTGGCACGATTGAAGAAGGCGACAACCTGACAAAATACGGCAAATTTACAAAGACAGACGGTTTGCCGTGGTGCGGTTCATTTGTCAATTGGTGTGCAGCGCAAGCAGGCGTCAAGATTCATTCAGTGGTGGGCACGGCAATTGGTGCGCATAAATTTAAAGAAACCAACCGTTGGTCAAATATGCCGCAGTTGGGTTATGTCGCTTTCATGGACTTCCCACATGACGGCCTTGATCGTATAAGCCACGTTGGAATTGTTGTTGGCTTAATTGACGACAAACAATGTGTGACGATTGAAGGCAACACCAGTGGCACAGGCGACCAGCGAAATGGTGGCATGGTCATGGTGAAGGTGCGCAACGTTGGCAAAGAGATTGTTGGGTTTGGGATTCCCAAATTCGTACCTTACAAGGGCGAACACCCAACAGTTGAAATACCAAAATCGGGAGTAAAACCGACAAAGGAGAAAACAAAAAAATGGACAAAGCCAAAGCCTTAATTGCTTCATGGGCACGATCATTCATGGCAGCAGCACTTGCCTTATACATGGCGGGCGTAACTGACCCAAAGACACTTGCAATGGCAGGGGTCGCAGCAATTGCACCAGTCGTCTTGCGCTGGTTAAACCCTGCGGATAAAAGTTTCGGACTATCGGGGAAGTAATCCGAAAACTCACGGCAGCAGCATTGACTTGGGCACTTGCGTTAATGCTGACTGCTTGTGGGTATCAGGGTTGGACACGTTATGAGTGCCAAGAATATGAAAACTGGGCTAAGCCAAAGTGCCAAAAACCGCAATGCGTCCCGACTGGAACGTGTTCTGACGACATACTTGGATTCACAACACCACAAACCAGCAAGACGCCGCGCCCCTGAGGACGTCCACGCGCAGCTGATTTTGATTATTGGCGCAACCCTTGCAGCGGTATTTTTAATCGTAACGGTTGGCATAACGTACGCGCTCATATTCGTCACCCAGCCAATCGGGGCACAAGCACCCAATGACGCAGCCTTTATTGACCTATTGAAGACCCTAGCCATTTTCTTGACTGGTTCACTGGGCGGTGTGCTGGCTGGCAACGGACTGAAATCCAAGGCAAAGTCAGGTGACACGCCGACACATACGCAAGGTTCTTGATTTGGCGCGCCTTATGCGTCACCCTGAGTGCAGGTGGTAGTCGTTACTACCTAGAATCGGGAGAATTCAAATGGTTGTTGATCTATTAGACCCGCAGACTTTGCGGGCGTTGTTCCTTATCGGTGTTCTTTGCACCTTAGCCGCTGCACTTGGTTACTCATTTGGGCACAAAGACGGAAGCCGTGAAGGCTATACCCGCGGGCGTGCAATTAGTCGCCATATCTCACAACAGAAAAGGGCGGTCAAATAAATGGGATTCTTGGACAATTATGAGGCAAGCCGTGAACGCCTAGAACGCTGGCTAAAAACATATCCAACTGGACGCATTGAAACCAGCATTGTTGAATTCAGTGCTGACAAAGGTTATGTCTTAGTTGAAGCAAAGGCCTTTCGCCATGAAGACGATACACGTCCAGCAGCCATTGACTTTGCCTACGGCTATCAGGGCGCATACCAACAAAACATGAAACGCTGGTTTGTGGAAGACACAGTTACGTCAGCGATTATGAGGGTGCAACAACTCGTCATGGGTGGGGCTGAGAGAAGCACCAAGGAAATCATGGAACAGGTCGAAAAGACGTCAGCAAAGGTCGCAAACACTGACAAGGAATACGACTACTGGACAACTAAATTTGGCGAAGTGCCAAGTTACAAGACTGAGGAAGACATGGAAGCAGCTGGTGTTCCAACTTTGGCGTCAGGTGTGGCAGAAATTGCAACACAACTGGGCGGTCAATTGGCTGCCGAAGCACCACAATGCCGTCACGGACACCGCATTTTCCGCAGTGGTAACAGTGCAAAAACCAAAAAGGACTGGGCAAATTATTCATGCGTAGGGCGCAAACCCGATCAGTGTGACCCAATATGGCTAGTGCTTACCAGCGACGGAACTTGGAAGCCACAAATATGAGCGATTATTGGGAAGTAATACAAGTCAAAACAATGACTGGCAAACTCATGTGTGAAGGTGAAGTTGTTGCCGAATACAAAGTTGAGCAATGCGACAAGTGTTCAAGCATTGTGAAATTTGACGAATTTGGCTACCAAAAAGGCTACGGCAATGAAAAGATTATTTGGTTTTGTGCGGGTTGTCGTTGAAAGCGCACCTCACACACAACGAACAAATGGTGTGCATGTTGGCAGCAATTAAATTGACGGCAGAATCAACCAAAGGCTTGGACAATCCTCAGCGTTATCAAAAAGAGTTGGGGACGTTTGATTACTTGGTCGAATCAGCCGAAGCAATAGGCAGCGAATGGGTGGTTGCAAAGTATTTCAATCTTCCATTTGATCCATACGAAAACAAATTTAAGGTCAAGGCTGACGTAGGCAATGCAATTGAAGTGCGCTGGACGAAATACATTTCAGGGCAACTGATAATTCACGAATACGACAGGCCAACTGACATTGCAGTGTTGGTGACGGGTCAAGCAGGCAACTATTTCATTGCAGGTTGGATTCCCATTTCAATGGCACAACGGCCAAAATACCGTCACACCAAGCAACCGAACTGGTGGGTCACACAGATCAACCTTCAGCCAATCGAGAATTTGAGGAAATCCAACTATGGACACAGTGCAATTTGAATGTCGCAATTGCAAAAAGGTAACCAAGCAGCTGGTTCAAAAGGTGACGGACTTACTGCCACCCAATGTTGAAATCATTCAGTGCGTGGTGTGTAGTTTCATGACGGTTGCACAGGTCAGCAAATGATTCACGTGCTTATGGGAATTCCTGGGGCTGGCAAATCAACGTGGGTGTTAAAGCACAAAACAGGTTTTGAACATATTTATAACACTGAAGCGGTGCGAATAAATCGTGAATTGGACATTGCCATGTTTATGCACATGCAACGCCATAAGGCCGTGGTGGCCGTGGAATCGGGCAAAGACCTAATCGCTGACGGCACGCACACAATCAAAACACACAGGCAGGTGTGGCTTAATTTGGCGCAACGCTTGGGCATTGAAACCAAATTGGTCGTATTTGATACAAGGCTGGAAACGTGTATTGAAGTGCAAAAACAACGTGAATTCCCAGCACCATTGAAGGTCGTACGCGATCATCACAAACGCATGCAGTTGGCAAAGTTGCAGGTTAAACGTGAAGGGTGGGATTCAATTGAAATCATTACACGTTAGAAGTTATCCACAGGCGTTATCCACAGGCGTGCAAAACTTGTGGGACACGCCCAAGGCCATGCGTAAGTTATTCATTTGCTTGACAGTCGCGGTACGCTGTTTCCGCTTGAAGCAGGCCGCTGATGCGGTTAGCCTGCAAGGGCGCAAACGGCTAATGGGCAAGGTCTATTTCATTTCGGCATTGCTTTCAATAACAAGCATTACAGAATCAGCAGCTGCTAACTATTCAATAGACCATTTGAAGTTATATGCACATTCTAGGATTCTTGACTACAAGGAATTCCAATGCTTCAACAAGATCATCACGAAAGAATCAAGGTGGTCATACACTGCACGCAATGGAAGTCATTACGGCCTAGGGCAAATGCGGTCGAAGCACTACCGTGACCTTGACCCTTTCAGACAGATTGACGCAACCCTGCGTTATGTCACAATTCGTTATCAGACACCATGCAAAGCATGGGCGTTTCATCAGCAGAGGAACTACTACTAATGGCAAGCGCACTCAAAGACAATGGCAGCACAGGCAAGTGGCGCAAGATACGCGCACGGATTCTGCAACGGGATTCATATACCTGCCAGCAATGTGGTGGTGAGGGCAATTCGGTTGACCA